GGGCGCATCCGGCAAAGAAGACGCCCAGCAGAAAGCCCGGGCCATTAGCGCCCGTAATGCTAAAGGCAAATAATAACGGCGTGGCTTATTAATTGATTTGCTTGTATTCTTTATGGTATTGATGTTTACGCATGTCCACAGAGCTTAACGACTCGGCACCAGACGCCATCGTCGCCCCCGTCAGTGACATGACAATTGCCTCCAGTCACGAAACGCCTGAGCAGATTCAGGCGAATCTGGACTCGGATGTCGTGGTGGAATCTACCGCCCCTGACTTGCCGGTAGACGAGCCGGTTAAAGCCGCTCCGGTTAAAAGCAATCGCCGAAGCGACCCGACCGAAGCGGTCAAAGCCGCGATTGCCAAACAGCGTGAAGCGGAACGTCGGGCCGAAGCGGCGGAAGCCCGTGTGCAGCAGTTGGTGCAGCCGATTCCTGTGGAAACCGAGACGGCTTCCGACTGGTCGCGCTTTAAGACTATGCCCGGGGTGCCACGGGTTGAGCAGTTTGACGCCTACGAAGATTACTCGATGGCGCTGGCCGCGTTTGTGGCCGATGCGCGACATCAGGAACGCGATGTGGTGCGCCATCAGGCTTACCAGCAGCGCCAGATCGAGGAATCGCAGCAGCAGCAGCAGCAACAGTGGATGTCTCGGTTGCAGGACGCTTCCGCGCAAGATCCTGACCTGATGTCGTCCTTAAACCCTGATACACCCATGTCGCTGCCCATGCAGCACCTGGCGATGGATAGTCCGGTCGGCATTGAGATGCTCAAGTGGCTCTCGGCCAACCCCGCAGAATCTCAGCGTTTGTCCACGCTGCACCCGGCTGAAACATATCGGGAAATGGGCAAATTAGAAGCACGACTTGAAGCTGCCTCTGTACGCGGCCCAGCCCGAGTCGTTAGTTCTGCGAAAGCGCCAATCAAGCCGCTTGGTACTTCGCCACCAGTAGCCGACCCGTTTGCAATTACAGACGAACTCTCGATGGATGAACATTTCCGTCGGATGAATGCCGCTGATCGTGCGGCGGGTCGAATGTAACCCATTCGTTGAAAGGATAGTCTGTGGCTAATACACTCGCAACCCCGTCGTGGACGACCAAGGAAGTCGCCCGTGGATTTATCAACAAGTTGGTGTTCCTCGCCAACGTTAACCGCACGTACGATTCGCAGTATGAAGTCGCGGGTGCCAAGGTTGGCAATACTGTCAATGCGCGTCTGCCCCAACGGTTTACCGTGACGGATGGACAGGCGCTGCAGCTGCAGAACCTGTACGACCAGACCGTGCCGATCAGCCTGACCAACCAGAAGAACGTGGCGTTTGGTTACTCGTCGGCACAGGCCACTACGGAACTGGACAACATCCGCGCTCGATACGTCGATCCGGGTTCAGAAGCCCTTGCCAACGCGGCGGAAGTGCTGGCGTTCAATGCGGTCTACCGCGACATCTACAGCGCGGTGGGCGTCCCCGGCACTACGCCGAGCGCGACCATCACCTACCTACAGGCGGGTGTGAAACTGACCGACCTCTCGACCCCGCTCAAGGGCCGTGTGGCCGTGCTTGACCCGCTGGCGATGTCCACGTTGGCCAACACGACCAGTTCGCTGTTCAACCCCGGAGCCATTATTTCGGAGAACTACGAAGAGGGCATGTTTGGTCGCCGTCAGTTGGGCGTTGATAAGTGGCTGCAGGATCCGGTGCGTCCGACGCACACGACCGGCACCTTTACCGCGTCCACCCCGCTGGTCGATGGCGCAGGTCAGACCGGTTCGACCATCAACATCGACGGCTGGGCCTCGGGCGCGTCGTCGCTGAAGAAGGGTGACATTTTCACCATTGCTGGCGTGAACTCGGTCAACCCCCTGTCGTACTCGTCCACCGGTCGTCTGCAGCAGTTTGTCGTGACCGCCGATACGTCGGATTCGTCGGGCGCAATGGCAACCCTGCCGATCAGCCCGTCGATTGTTACCTCGGGTCAGTTGCAGACCGTCGATGCCTCGCCTGCGAACAACGCGGTCGTGACCGTCCTCGGCGCAACCTCGGCCTCCAGTGGCACGCTGGCAACGACCACCTCGCCGCAGTCATTCGTCTATCACCCAGACGCCTTTGCGTTCGTGATGGCCGACCTGATGAAGCCAGGCGCGGGTGCGGAGTCCACCACGGTGCGGAGCAAAGCCTTGGGCTTCTCCATTCGGATGGTGGAGCAGTATCAGATTGGCACGGATCAGAACCCGAGCCGTCTGGACATTCTGATTGGTGCGGCAACGATTCAGGCGCGCCTTGCAGCGCGGGTGTGGGGTTAAGTCATGGCATTGGTTACTACGACTCTCGCCGCTGCGGTGGCGATTACGGACAACGTCATTACGGTGGCGTCGGCTACCTCTCTGACCGCTGGTCGCCTCATTCGTATTGATGGCGAGTACATGGAGATCAACCAGGCGTATACCGGCGGCGTGAGCGTTGGTGTGCTTCGTGGACAGGAAGGTTCGGTCACGGCAGCGCACCAGAGCGGTGCCAACGTCGTGACTGCGCTGGCGTCGGATCTGGCCTCGGCTCCAAGTCAAGTGAACGAAGGCGTTCTCTATCCGGGTCAGATGTCGGTGACGACCACGTCGTATAGCGCCGCTGGCGCGATTGCGTTTGGTCTGTCGCAGTGGACGGTGGCCATCCTCAACGGCACGAGTGCCTTGGCGATGACGCTGGCCGTCCCGACCAAGGATCAGGACGGGTGCTACCTGCACATTGTGGCCAACGGCAAAGCGGCACACACTGTGACGGCAACGTCCGGTCTGGGCAATGGCGGAGCCAGCTTCGATGTCGGCACGTTCTCGGCTACGTTGGCAATGTCTTCACTGCTGGTGGCGTGTAACGGTTTCTGGGTCAGCGTTGGCCCGACAACCGCGACCGCAATTGGTGGTTCGCCCACCTGGGCGTAACACACGTTGAGGGGGGCGGCATACCGCCGTCTCCCTCGTTTTCCTGAGGATCTATGGCGATCATTCACAACCCCGACAGCGAATACTCCCGCGAAATGGCCCAGTGGAACACACAGAAGCGTCATGGCGGCAAGAATGCCAATGGGTATGAGCCGTTCCCGGACATGCTGTACAAGGCGTTTGCCCGTGATAACGGCAAGGTCATGTGCGGTGATCCGCTGGCAGCGGTGGGTGATCCGGTCGGTGAAGCGTTTGCACGGTCGTGCCAGTTGACCGTGGGCAACGCGGAAGAGCGTGATCGGGCGTTGGCGCAGGGCTGGTCTACCGGCCCCGTGGAAGCCATTGAGAAATACGAGCGCGACATGCGCTCCATTGCCGAAGTCACCGCGCAGCGGCACTTTGCCGATCAGCGGCTGGGTGAGTTGGCGCAAGCGGAAGCCAAATTGGCGGATGACGCCACGCACGAACAGGTGCCGGCGGTTCCCGAGACGCCCGTGCGTCGGAAGCCGGGTCGCCCCTTGAAAGTCAGGACGTAAATGGCACAAGCCAGTGGCACGTTTAACCGGTCGGTGTTGATCACCAAGAGCGACACGGTCAACTTTGATGGCAGCACGTATGCGGCCAATGCCGCTACCAAGGCTATTCCTGCCGATGCCATTTTTGTGGGTGGCGCAGGCATTGTGGTGGCGGTGTTTGAAGATGGCTCGACGGGCGCGTTTACCGTGTTGGCGGGAACGGTATTGCCGTTGAAGTGCATTCGCGTCAATAGCACTACTACAACCGCGACGTTGATGAACGCACTCTATCAGGTGTAACCGTGACGGTGTCTGAATTGATCACGGCGTCGTTGCAGGACTTGCGGGTTTTGCAGGTGGGCGAAACCGTGTCGGCGAACGATGCGACGTTTGCGCTTGACCGGTTGAATGACTGGATTAATGGTCTGGCCAATGAAGGCTTGACGGTCTATGCCCAAGCGCGGACGACGTGGACGATCTCGACCGCCGCCAGCTACACCATTGGCGTCGGTGGGGTCATCAACTGTGCGCGTCCAACCGGCCCGATGGACATTACCAATATTGGCTTTCAGGACACCTCGGTGTCTCCGACGATTGAATATAACCTCGGGCCCGTGCTGACGGAAGACGCCTATGCGGGTATCGCGCAAAAGGGGCTTACGTCAGTCTATCCACAGGCGGCGTATTACAACCCCACGTGGACGAGTGGGCTGGGCTTGATCTACTTGTGGCCGCTACCCACCAGCACCACGTTGCAGGGCGTAATTTACACGCCCGTGCCGGTGGCCGAGTTTGCCTCGCTTAGCACCACTATTTCGCTGCCGCCGGGGTATCGTCGGTTTCTGCGAACGGGGCTGGCCAAAGAGTTGTCAAGCGCCTTTGATGCGCCCCTAACGGCAGAGCAGCAGCAAGCCGCCATGGAGAGCAAGGCGGATATCAAACGCGCCAACCAGCGATTGACCGACATGTCCTCGGGCGTGTCCGGCATGCTGTTTGGTGGGGCGGGGCCGCACTACAATATCTATTCGGATAACTAAATGGCCGCGTATCCAGGATTTGTTTACGGGTCAAACGAGAGCCAAAGCCCGTGGGCCGACATGGAGCGCACGGTCAACTGGTATCCCGAGCCCATCCAGTCTGCCGCGTCTCCACAGTCAGCGGCGTTGTATCCCTGTCCCGGTCAGGAAGACTACGTCACGGTGCCGGACATCAATTGTCGGGCGCTCTTTGCCATGGCCGGTCGCTGCTATGCCGTCATGGGTGAGCATGTTTATAAGGTCGAGGTGACCAACAGCGCGTCCATTGTGACGAGCGGCACGGTGACCAACGACCCGAACCCTGCCAGCATGGCCAGTAACGGCGATGCCGGGGGGCAGTTGCTCATTGCCAGTGGTGGTAATGGCTACCTGCTAGACATTGCCACCAACACGCTCAGCACCATTTCGTTTCTGGCTGGCAAATGCACGATGGTGGGCATGATCGACGGCTACTTCTTGGCCTTTGATTCTGCAACCTCCACGTATTACATCAGCGCCCTGAACGATGGCAGCAGTTGGTCAGCTTTGGACTACGCGCAACGGTCTATTGCGCCCGACCCGTGGGCAGCGATGGTGGTTGATGGCAGTCGGCAGATCTGGCTGATTGGCGAACAGACGGGTGAAGTCTGGTATGACGCCGGAACGTCTCCCTTCCCGTTCCAGCCCGTCCCCGGCAGTGTGTTTGGCTACGGCACGGCGGCTCCCTACTCGGTCAAGCTGGCCGCAGACAAGATGATCTGGTTGTCCCAGACCGCCGATGGCGCAGGGATCGTGGTGGCGGCGACGGGTTTAGTGCCGCAGCGCATCAGCACCTACGCCATTGAGACGGCCATTGCCAAGTACAGCACGATCAGCGATGCGGAAGCGGTGGTGTATTCGGATCAAGGGCATACGTTCTATTGCCTGACGTTCCCGACCGCCAACGCGACATGGGTTTACGACCTCTCCACGGGCCTGTGGCACGAACGCGGCGTCTGGAACACCAGCACGGGCTCCTATGGCTATTGGGGGCCGAGAAGCCACGCCTACGCCTTTGGGAAGCATCTGGTGGGCAACCGCACCAGCGGCATGATCTGCGCGATGGATACAGACTTCACGACCGAGTGCGATGGCGAACTAATTCGACGCCTCCGTATTCCTCCTGCGCTGTGGCTAGCGCAGGGTCGCCGGATGTTTGTCAGCCGGTTTGAAGTATTACTGGAACCAGGTCTAGGCACGGGATCAGGACAGGGGGCTGACCCACAGGTCATGCTTCGCACCAGCACCGACTTAAAGACATGGTCAAACTCGATGACGGCGACGGCAGGCGCACAAGGTCAGTTTAATGCGCAGACGTATTGGACGCGACTCGCGTCGTCTCAGCGGGTGTGGGTGCCGGAAATTACGGTCACTGACCCAATTCCATGGCGCATTGTCGGCGCGGTGATCGAAGGGCGCAACTTTCAGGGAAATGCATGACGCATGATCAACCTTGCCCCCCAGCCGGAATATGTCGTGGAGCAACCCGTCCTGTCGTCGCGCATCTCGGGGCGCGTGACGCAGGCGATGCGGTATTGGCTGTTGTCGATGGCCGACCGGATCAACGGCAGTCCATCAATTATCGCCACGACATCGTTGACGGTGCAGTCTGCGTCAATTGCGCCGACGAGCTTCGGTATCTTGCAAGTGCAGCCAGGGGTGTATCGCTTATCGATGGCGGCACGGATCAGTCGTGCAGCGACCACCAGTTCGTCGCTGACGGTCACCTTCGACTGGACATCGACGGTGGCCTGCACGATCAGCAGCGCGGCGATCACGGGCAACAGCACCTCGACCACGGGCAGTTTGACGTATCTAGTGCGGGTGGACGAAGCGACGGCGATCACCTATGCGACAACGTATGTCAGTGTGGGCGCGGTCACAATGCAGTATCAGTTGGACGTGACGTGCGAACAGGTCGTGTAGCGCGGATTCTGCCGGTTGAGGAATATGGCCGTCTGGTGGGGACGCAACTGGAAACCGTCGTGCCGATCCTGCCGCCTGAAGGCAAAGTGCTGGTGGTGGAAGAGCAGGAGCGGATCTTGGCGTGTTGTGCGGTGTATCCACTCTGGCACCTTGAGGGGCTGGATGTGAAGCCTGCCACCCGCCGGTCGGGATTGCAGTTGCTGGCGCTCATCCGCCGCGTCACCGCCTCTCTACCAGGTGTCGTAGCATGGGCAGCAAACCC